CCATTCAAGAAGGCATAGATCAAATCTTCATCGCAATCCAAAAAGCAGAGGAGGCATTCAAATGATACTCATGGGACTAAAAATTGGAATTGGAATTGCGCTTGGTCTAGCCTTGCTTAATATAGCATTCTGGGCTTGCGTGATTATTGTTTATGGAGTTGTGTGGATTGTTGAATCCATTGCAAAGATGCTTAAATGAAACGCTCTCCCCTTAAACGCAAAACCCCACTCAAACGAGGCGGCAGACTTCGACCAGTATCAAAGAAGCGAGCCAAGCAGATTAAAGAATATGCCAAGGTCAGACAGGAATATCTTTCATTAAATCCATCATGTGAAATATGTGGTAAAAGTGGGACGCAAATTCATCACAAGAGGGGAAGATTTCAAGAAAGGCTTAACGACAAAAACTTCTTTATGAGCGTGTGCCATTGTTGCCATCAATGGATTCACAACAATCCAAAGGTTGCTTATGCAAAAGATTACATGGTGAAACGATGAATGAACGCAACAAATTTCATCAAGGAACTTTATCAGCCAAGGCCAAGGTTAAGTATTACCGAATGGGCAGAGAGAAATTTGATGTTGTCTGCGAGGGTGACGAACATCCCCGGCCCATACTCGACAAATTTGACTCCCTATTGCAGAGAACCGCTAGAATGTTTTGGAAATGATGCGGTAAGAAGATTGACGCTTGTTTGGGGAGCGCAGACATCAAAGACAACCACAATCCTTGCGGGGCTGGCGTATAGGCTTGCCGAAGCTCCTTGTCCTAGCTTATGGGTGATGCCATCAGAGGCTTTAGCTAGATCGTTCTCGGAAACACGATGGCTCCCAATGATTGATGATTGCCCAGCCTTAGCAAAAGAACGACCAGATAATACAGATAAAATAAAGATACTCGAACAACACTTTCGCAAGATGTCCCTATGGTTTGTAGGAAGTAATAGCCCTGCCAATCTTTCTAGTCGTTCCGTTGCTTTGCTTTTGTTGGATGAGGTGGATAAATTTTCAGACGGCACAGGCTCCAAGGAAGCGGGGGCGTTGCAGTTGGCCGAAGCTAGGGTGGCGACATACCCGAATCATCTTGTGGTAAGCACCAGCACCCCGACAACGGCGGATTCAATCATCTGGGCAGAATGGCAAAAGGGGGATATGCGATTTTATTTTGTGCCATGTCCCCATTGTGGCATGAAGCAGAAACTACTTTGGGGGCAAGTTAAGTGGGATGAGAAGGCCAAGATTGAGGAAGCGGTGTATGATTTCAGCATCGTTAAAAATTCTGCCTACTATGAGTGCGAGGGATGCAGGGGAAAGATTACTGACGGCCAGAAAACAAAGATGCTTCGAGAGGGCGAATGGATGGCAACCAATCCCAAGGGCGAACCGGGACGGCGATCCTATCACCTCAATGGCCTATACGCTCCGTGGGCAACCTTTGGTTCCCTAGCGGTTAAGTTCCTACAAGATAAGCACGGCGGGATTCTGGGCTTGCAAGACTTCGTGAACCGAGTTTTGGCAGAGCCTTGGATGGAACACGATCAAGAGAAGATCGACATTAAGCCCGGAGCCTACCGCATGGGAGAAGTTCGCATGGGCGAAAAGATCATCATGGCTTGCGACATACAAGAGGCGGGAGGATTTCACGCTTGGTGCATCGTTAGGGCTTGGGATGCGGAGGGCAAAAGCCGATTGGTATGGGCTGGAAGGCTAGAAACTTGGGGGGACATTAAAGCCAAGCAAGAAGAGTATAATGTCGAGCCAAAATGTTGCTTTATAGACTCCGGGGATCAGACTAGGGACGTATATCTGCATTGTTGCGAATGGGGTTTTATAGCTTTGGTAGGATCGGACAAAACCAGCTTTTCAGAAATTACAGGCGATCTAAAAGTGCAAAGGCCATACTCAAGACTAGCCAATGGCGATCCTTTTAGCGGGAAAGCCACAGGCTCCAAGATTGGATGGAAGTGGAAGCTATGCCCTGTTTGGCGTTGGTCTAACCCGGTATTCAAGGACATCTTGGCAACCCTACTTAAAACCGATGGCTTTATAGCCGAGGATACCCCCGATGTTTGGAAGGTTCATATTGATTCAGAGGTAAAGGTAGAGGTCAAGAATCCACTTACCGGGCGCACCCGCCGAGTTTGGAAGCAAGTAGGAAAGAATAATCACTTAATGGACTGCGAGTGTATGGGGCTATGTGGGGCGGCTTTGCATGGTCGATTAAGGGTTGTGCCTACAAGTTTGACAGAGGAGGACTTGCATGGCTAGTGGAGCATTTGTTGGTTTGCCAGCCACCACCTTAATTTCACTTCGGGACAAGTATGTGACTTGTTTGGAGGCGATAGCGGTGGCGGGGGCGAGTTATTCCATCGCTGGACGTTCTTTCAGCCGAGCCAATTTGGGCGAAGTTACCAACACGATTGCAGAGCTAAACCTCGCTATCCGAGTAGCCACACGGACGCAAGTGTATCACACCTATGCGGCATTCGGGCCAGTTAGGACTATGGGCGGGGCGTGAAGAAGGTTGAACTGAATTTGATTGATAAGGCAGTTGCCTTTTTCAATCCTAATGCGGCGGTTGAGCGTTTGGCGAGTAGGGCAAAGCTAACCAAGTTTGAATATGACGCTACGATGTATAATCGTCAGCGAAGAGTGCCAAGCCAGTTGCAGGGCGCAGAGGGCTTCCGATCCAATTATGATCGTGTAGAAATGATGAAGAGAGCGCGGGACTTAGATCAAAACTTTGGTCTTGTGCGCTCCTTACTTCTTAAGTTTGCCACTCATGTAGCCGCCAATATCACCTATCAAGCCAGAACCACAGACCAGCTTGTTAATAGTGATGTTGAGGCATATTGGAATGGCTGGTGGGACAAGTGCGATCTTTCTGGGCGGCACACAGGCTCGATCCTTATGCAGATCGCAACCATGTCGATGCTCCGAGATGGTGACTTTTTCTTTATTTTAGTGCGCGACCAAGATGGCAATTTGCGCTTACAGGGCGTAGAGGCAGACCGAATCGGCGATCCGTTCCGCACCTACACCAGCCTTAATCTTATCGGCGGGATTCACATTAACCAAGAGACAGGCGCACCAGACGGCTACGATGTGTATTTAAGGACGTTTGGGAACGCCTATATGTTCCAAGCCACGATTGCCGCGAATCAAGTTTTCCACCTATATGACCCGCTTCGAATTGACCAATATCGAGGTGTAACAGCTTTTTGCACGGCGATTAACGATGCCACGGACATATATGAGATCGTGCAGATGGAGAAGATGGCCGCTAAAATTGCAAGTTCGCAGGGTGGAATCATTAAACGCAACAACAACAATGCCACTGATCTTGCCAATCTGACCAATGATTTAGACTCAAACAATCAGACCATTAAGATTGAAAGCATCGAACCGGGCCGAATCACATACTTGGAGCCGGGAGAGGAAATGCAGTTCCCCGATTCGCCCAATCGTCCCGGCAACGGCTTCCAAGAGTTCCACAAGATTCTGCTCAGAAATATCTGCATGGGTGTTGGCATTCCTTATTCTTTCGCGGTTGATCCTTCGGCCATGTCTGGGCCAACCGCTCGCCTTGAAATGCAACAAGCATCTCGCACCTTCAAGCGTCATCAGAAATTGCTTGAAGATAAGGTGCTTCGTCCTGTTAAGAATATTGTTATTGCCGATGCGGTTTCAAGGGGATTGATAAAGAATAATCTTGGAACCAAAACAACCAAAGGAGTTTTTAACTTTGGAGCTAATGTTTCGATTGATTTAGGCCGAGAATCGGAGTCTGCGATTGCCGAATTTAAGTCCGGCCTACGGACAGGCTCAGACATCATGGCAGAGCGCGGCCAAGATTTTGAAAGCTCCATCATTCTAAAGGCACAAGAAGCCAAAAAGATTTCTGATCTTGCCAATCAATACAACATTCCCGCAACGTCAATTTCCGATATTACGGAAAGTGCGTTGTTTGCCCAAGCGCAGAGCAGGTCGCAACTCAATCCAGACGGCTCTCCAGCTACCACGGAACAGGGCGCAACAACGGATGGCTCGCCTACTCCTACTGGTCAAGAGGCTCTCATCGACTACTCCCTCAATGGGG